ATCGTGCAAGAATCTATTACGAGTGTAGAAATGTGGGTTGCATATGGAGGTAGTACAGAAACAGAAGTAATAGATATTGTAGAAAATATCATAGATCATAATGATTTTGTAGAACAGCCAGGTGGAGAGATAGAAATAGAACCAATACAGGAGCCAGACTCAGACGTTTCTTATGAAATGGTAGAAATGGAAATGGAAATGGAGATGCCTGTTATGGAAATAGAAATACCAGAAATGGAGATGGAAATGCCAGAGATGGAAATGGCAAGTGTAGAAACAGAGATTGAAATGGAAATGGAGATGGAAATGCCAGAACCAGAGGTAGTGGAACCAGAAGTAGAAACACAACCTGAGCCAGAAGTAAATGAACCAGAACCTGAGCCAGAACCTGAAGTTTCTGAGCCAGAACAAGAGGAGGTACAAGATGAACCTACTAAAGAAGATACTGAGGAAACTAAAACTACTGCGAAAGAGGAGCCTGAGCAGGAAGAAAGCCCATCAGAGGTTGCTAAAGATGAAGATAGCGAAGAAGATATGGAAGAAACAGAGGATAAGGATCAAGACGAGGTAAAAAAAGAAGAGAGTAAAAAAGAAGTCGCAGCTAAAAAAATATTAAAAAAGATGGGTGATAAGGGTAGATATGACTCTGCAAATCAGTTAAAAACACTAATAGTCATGCAAGTATTAGGTAACTCAAAATCATTTTTTGAATCGCAACAAGAATTAAATGATATTGATGGATTTTTTACAGATAACGTAATACCTGATGCTGAACTGACAACTAATAACATAGCACAATACTTTCTATTTGGAGGAAGCGACGTGCTCATGGATGAAATGATAATGCAACAATGGCAGAAGTAAATATAGGAGGCATAACTTTTAAGGGCGGAAAAATGCTCGGAGTAATACTAGCATTAGGAAGTAGTATCGGTGTTTTGTATGGTGGTTTTGAAGCTTACAAGAAATTTCAAGATATGTCTGCACAGATTGATTCTTATGTTGCCCCTGACCTTTCAGAGTTTGATAAGACCATTGCTTTGACAAAAGAAGAAATGGAAAGCAAGACAGAGTTAATACAAACAGAAGTTGAAATGATAATGCAAGAAATGGAAATGATGATGTCGGAAATTCGCTTAGTGAGTGATGTGGCAAACGAACTTAAAAACGACCTTAGGCAAGATGTAAGAAGAGTTGAGAAAATTGTTAATGATGTAGAACAACAAGTTAAAGAAGATGCTAGAGATAATTCAAAAGATTTAAAGATTGCAATAGATACCGTTGAAGAAGATATGAAAAAATTACAAACAGACTTAGAAGAAAAGATGAAAGAATTACAAGAGAGTATTGATAAGCAAATAAAGCTAACTCTTGAAAACCCTCTTAACCAAATGAAACAATGAAAATATCAGATAACACAGCGATTAGTATGCCTATGAGAAATCTAATTGGGTTAATTGCAGCCATAGGAATTGGGATCTTCGCCTACAGTGATTTGACTCAAAGGCTAACCCAACTTGAGACTGCAAGACAATTAATGGAAGCTGATTTGTTAAAAAAAGCTGAGCAAACCCCCGTAAATCAGGAATTGTACATGCTTATTGAGTTTCTAGCTGGTCAAAATGAGGTTATGGAAAAAGAAGTTCAGTCTATTGAAAGCAATAATATAAATATAGATTTTTTAAAAACTCAATTGGAAAAAATGCAAAATGATGTAGAACAATTAAAAGATAAGGTGCGACAAAATGGCAGTGATTGAAACAGTATTTGCAATGATGATGATAGTAAACGGATCCATGGATGGGTTTATGAAAACAGATGGTTTAGCTCACTGTCTTAAAGTTAAAAGAGAAAGTGAACGCAATTTATCGGATAACAGATCAAACGTTATTCGATATGAATGTGGCCAGGTAGTGGCAGAATTAGAACCTGACTCAGAAGGTGTGCTTAAAATAAAGAAAATAATAGAGCGTAAATAATGGCGGCTAAATTACCCAATAATCAATACTTTACACCAGTCAAAAAAAGGACTAGCATAGGGAATTCTTCACGCAGTAGGCCGAAGAATAAAAACAAAAGACGTCAACACGTAAAATATAGAGGTCAAGGTCATGGGTAATACAAAAGAAGGTTTAAAAAATTTATTTAACTCTGTAAAAAGTGGAAAAATTCCAATCCCCACAGCAATTAAAATGATTACTGGAGGTCATGTAGGTTCTGGTTTCTTACCTACAGTGGGGAAACAAGGGCCAGGCACTCCATTAAAAAAAGCTAAAGGTGGTCATGTTAAAAATAAAAAAAGAAAAGTAACTAAACGTAAAATATAGAGGTCAAGGTCATGGGTAAATTATGTGCTAAAGGAAAAGCAGCAGCAAAAAGAAAATACGACGTTTATCCATCAGCTTATGCAAACATGTACGCTTCTGCAGTTTGTTCAGGAAAAGTAAAATCAAAAGCTAATGGAGGGGCGATTGCATCTAACAAGCTTTCACAAAAAAGAAAAAAAGTTTCTCATCTTAATGGTGGTGGTATTGCAAGAGGATGTGGTGCTGTTGCAGAGAAAAAAAGAAAAGTAACTAAATATACTTAATGGGAAAGAAAGGATTAAGAGCATGGGTGAAAGAGAAGTGGGTGGACATTGGAGCCCCGAAGAAAGACGGAAAATATCAACCTTGTGGCAGAAAAAGCAGCAAGGGAAGCAAGAGAAAATATCCGAAGTGCGTACCCCTTGCAAAAGCCACACGGATGACAAGTGGGCAAAAGGCGAGTGCTGTCAGCAGAAAAAGAGCTGCAGGTAATCCAGGCGGCAAACCTAAAAATGTAAAAACATTTGCAGCTAGTGGAGGTCTTATCTCAAAAGAAAGAAGAGCGGGAGCAGCCGTAAGAGGCTTTGATTTTAAAGGTGTATTCTAAAAAAGAAATAACAGACGACGTTCGTAAGTGGTCAGAACATTTTTTAGAAGTTCCTAATAAACATTTAGGTGGTTTTCCAGCATGTCCTTTTGCTAAAAAAACATGGAATGATAACAAAGTTATTATTGAAGTAAAAAGAAAATATAAACAATATAAAGCAGAATTAAACGCACACATAAAACAATTAGATTTTAAGGTGCATGAAATATTAATATTCTGTGACCCTTACTTTAATTACTCACTTGATGAGTATCAAGAAGTAATAGATTCTTATAATGAGTGGTATAACAAAAAAGATATATTTTTTATGGGATTTCATCCTAAAAATCCAGCTAATGAAGAAGAACAAGAGTTTTTGGTAACACCAACTGGAGAAATGCCTATAGTTGAAAGTGATTTAGCTTATTCTATGATGCTTGTACAAAAGTTCTCGCAATTACAGGAAGCTTCTGATAAACTGCACAAATCTGGTTACTATAAGTTGTGGCCTAGAGGGTACTATCAAGACGTTGTAGTATCAAGACAAAAAACCTATAAACGAATATTCGGAGGTCAACATGATGGGTAAAAAGAAACAAGCAATGAAAAGAGGCGGTAAGCCAGTTGTTAAAAAACGTGGAGGCGGCGCAATGATGGAAAAAATGATGGGCGGCGGCGTAATGAAAGGCAAAAAGAAAAAAGTTGTTAAGAAACGTGGTGGCGGTCTAATGGGTGCTAAAAAGAAAAAAGCAAAAAAATAGATGCCAACTTACGCTTCAACAGCAACATTTGACCTCTCTATAGATGATATAGCAGAGGAGGCATTTGAACGATGCGGTTTACAAATTCGTAGTGGCTATGATTTAAAAACCGCACGTCGTTCTCTTAATCTTTTATTAGCAGAATGGGCAAATAGAGGATTAAATCTTTGGACTATACAACTACAAGAAAAAACTATTGCAGCAGACACCACAAATTTATCTGGTTCAAATTTATTTGGCTCAGGTGCTAATGCTGCTCAAGAAATAATTGATATTACAGATGTTGTTATTACAGACAGTAGTAGTAATGATTATTCTGCAACATCAATTAGTAGATCAACATATTTTAATTATACTGTTAAAACGACCAGCGGGCGACCAAGTCAATACTATTTTGAACGTACGATAAACCCAAAACTATATCTATATCCTGCAGCTGATACAACGTACACTCTAAAATATTACGCTCTTCTTCGGATGAAGGATGCGGGCGCTTACACCAATAATGCTGAGATTCCTTTTCGTTTTCTTCCATGTATGACTGCTGGGTTAGCTTATTACATAGCTATGAAAAAAGCACCAGATAGAATTCAACTTTTAAAACAAATTTATGAAGATGAGTTTCAAAGAGCAGCAGATCAAGACGGCGAAAGAACGAGTTTATTTTTAACACCTAAAGTTTATTTACCGAGTGCTTAATGGGAAAGTATGCATCTGGTAAGTTTGCTAAACGCATATCAGACAGATCTGGTATGGCGTTTCCTTACAATGAAATGGTGCAAGAATGGAATGGTTCTTGGGTTCATACCAGTGAGTTTGAACCAAAACAACCTCAACTAGAACCTTTACCAATTGTTACAGATCCACAATCTTTACAACACGCTAGATCACAAATAGCTAACTCAAGAGTTTTTGTTGGTCAAGATGGGGTAACAGTAAATGAGTTTCAAACACTTAATATGCCAGTGACTAATTTTTATGCAAACGGCGTATCTTACGCTTCTACACAAAAAAGCATGATGCCTTTAAGTGTACAACAACCAAATAAACCTACACGATTGATTTCTCGCGTAGGTAATGTTACAGTGAGCACGTCATGACCGATTACTCTGATTTAACTGATAATGTAAGAAATTATACTGAAACAAGCACAAATGTGCTTTCTAACACTGTTATTCAACCTTTTATTGAATCGGTTGAAGATAAAATGTTTAGAACAATAGATTTAAATTTTTATAGAAAATATGACACTGCAACACTGACAGTTAATAACCCTTTTTTACCACTTCCTTCTGATTGGGAGGCAACAAGATATGTTCAATTAATAGATTCTAGTGATGACAGAACTTTCTTGATACAGAAAGATATTTCGTTTATGAATGAATACGCACCAGATAGAACGTCTGCTGGAGCTGGCACGCCTAAATATTATGCGATGTGGGACCAGGACACACACTTTCTAGCGCCAACCCCGAACGCTGCCCTTACGGTAGAGATCGCATACACGTATAAGCCTACTGGTTTATCTAGTACGAATACATCTACTTGGATAAGTCAAAATGCTCCGAACGTGCTATTATATGGTTGTATTTTAGAAGCACTTGGATACTTGAAAGGTCCAGCGGATATGATACAATACTACGATAAAATGTATAATCAGTCTGTACAGGAACTTGCCACATATGAGATGGGGCGTGACCGTAGAGACGAATTTCGGGACGGCGTTATTCGTATCCCTCTCGAATCAAGGAACCCATAGGAGATTATTATGGCAATTACTCAAGCTGTATG